AATCTAAATAAAGCTTGGGGTTTTGCTAGAGAGTCTATGAAAGCAGGTTCTTTATATAGAGGATTAGGTATAATCTTTGGATGTTTTGTAGGAGACACTATTGTTTTTAATAATAAAGGTGTTGGTCTTAAAATTAAAGACTTAAATGTTAATGATGGAATTATAGGATTTTCTTCAAAGACACTTATGAATCAAAAAATAAATGGTATAAACAATCCTATTGAAAAAGAATGCGTTATTGTTAAAACTCAATACGGGAGTATGACATGTAGTGCGGATCATCCAATGTTAGTTACATATAGCGATAACAGAAATAATAACTATAGTAAAGACGAGTCTAATTATGATCCTAAAAGTCATATACGAAATTATAGAGCATTATCTTGTTGGTACGAACGAGCTGAAAATCTTACAAAAGATCACGCTTTATTAATACCAGACTTAAGTATTAATAATTCTATGACATTTGGTGATGAAGTGCTTGCTAAAAACATAAGTCATCAAGATAATGACATATTATTAAATATAATAGAATATATTAAAGAGTATAAAAAACTACCAGATGAGGTATGGAAACTAAATAAGAAATCTACATGGTCTTTTATATCTGCATTATTTGATTTGTTTGGTTCTGGAGATATTTATCAAACAGACATAGATCATAAAGGTACATTAATTGTATATCGATTGTTTATAGATAAAATTAACTCATACAAAACTACATTTACTAAAAAAGAAAAGATTGATTTGTCTAAATCAATAAAGATGTTAATGTATAAAGTAGGGATTTTAGCTATGACTAAAGGTGATGATCAAATCATTAATTCTTTATGTAAAGGAACTTTCAAGAAATTTTATGATGAAATGACAGATGATGATTTGTACATAAGTAATCCGCACGAAGTGTTGACTTTATTTATAGAAAATACTCATTTTCAAAATATAGAATTACGAAACGTAAGTAATGATTTTGTACCCAATATGTTATCTGAAAAACTATCTCGTAAAGTTAACATATTAGAAAATACTTCTTTATTTGAATATTATAAATTTCCTGAAGTTTTATATTTTGACAAACAGCGTACTGTTAAAACTAATGATATGTTTTCAGAACACATTAGAAGTATATATAAATTTAAAGTTATAGGTAAAGTTAAAAAACTTAAAGAAAAACAAACTGTATATAATTTAAATTGCTCCCCTAACCATAATTATATAGCAGATGGTTTTATAGCAGGTAATACAGGAGGTGAAATGGTTAGTGATGCAGGTAATATAGGTAGGTCTAAAGCGTTTGCTAGTTTGTTTAATAATCCGGAAGCAAATGATTTAGCAGCTTTTGATAACATATATGATTATCAAAATACTGGTATAAAGTGTGGCTATTTTGTCAGTGATATGTGGGCTAATTTTGGAGCTAAAGTAATTATGAAAGGTGATGTATATCATGCTATGGACAAGCAAGGTAATGCTTTTTTTTGGGTTGCTGAATTAGCTTTAAATAAAGAACGTGTTAGTAAGATGCCTCCGTTAGGTACTCAAAAAGATTACAATCTTTTTTTAACTCAAAGATGTAAAACGCCTTCTGAAGCATTTTTTGCAACAAAAGGTTCTGTATTTAATACTGCAGATTTAATAGGTGTGCAAAGTAGAATAGAATCTAGTACATATGGTTTTGCTAAGTATTATAAAGTAGGAGAATTAGAAGAAAATGCAGAAGGAGTAGTTACATTTATACCTGATTTAGAAGATAAATTACAACCTATCATGTCACTTAATTATGATAATAATAATACAGAAGGTGCTTTATTAATTTACGAACAACCTAAAACATTAGAAGGTAACGTTCCTAAAGACGCTTATATAATTAGTTGTGATCCTATTGGTCAAGATAATGAAGGAGGTACTTCTTTAGTTTCTATTGTTGTAATGAAAACTCCAGTATATAGTGCATACGAAGGGTTTGGGTATGAACGAATAGTAGCTACATATATAGGACGTAAAAGATATAATCCTATGACTTATGCTAGAAATCTGTTACTTAGATTATCTAAATTTTACAATGCGAAGATTACTTATGAAAATGATAGAGATGGTGGTATATTGCAAGATTTCACAACTAAAGGTGAATTAAACAGATTACTTCCATCTCCTGAATTAGTTATGAGTAAGCATTTACCTAACAGTACAACTCGTTTAAGAAAATTTGGTCATAGTATGGCTACAAAACATCACAAAGCTTTAGGAGAAATATTACTTAATGAATGGTTAGATTATAGACATCCTACAATTAAAGGATTAAATTATAAAGATGAGTATGTTGAAAAGATAGGTCCTAGAAATATGGATTTGCTTCAAGATCAAATGGGATTAGAACAATTAATAGGATATAATAGAAAAGGTAATTTTGATTTTGTTATGACATTAATGGGTGGGATTATTCAAATGAAAGAATTGTACGATGTTGATCTTTTAGAAACACAAGAGAGAACTAAAAAGAATTCAAAATCAGTTAAGAGATGGATGAATAAAGTATTAAATCAAGATGAATACAATAGTGGTGGATATAATTATATTGATTTATCACAATAAAATAACATTATGGCAAATAATTTAATATTTAGTCAAATAGATCAACGACTACCTTATTCTAAAAAAGATAAATCTTGGAGAAAAGATGTTGTTGATTCTTTATGTGCTGAAGGTAATAGAAAAACTGTAGATAATGCAAAGCTTCAGGAAAATTATGATTTATATAATTCACAATTGACTCCTGATATGTTTAGAGACATATGTGATACATTGTCATTAGATGATACATCTGGTAAAAAGTATATTGAAAAGTTTAACATATTACACAGCGTAATCAATGCATTTGTTGGAGAAGAAATTCAAAGACCTTTTGGGTTATCTGTAATCAATAATAACAAAGGTGTTGTAAACGAAGTACTTAGAGAAAGAGATTTTAAGTTTCGTAAGTATGTGGAGTCATCTCGTAATATGATAATAGAACGTATTAAAAGTATGGCTGCTTTAGATAAAAAATATAAAGAATCTGAGCAATCTCAAAAACCTATGAGTACCGTAAAGTACAAAGTAGAGATTGAAGAAATTAACAACGCTTTAAATGAAAAATATAAGTATGAATTAGATCCTGCTAAGTTTACAGAAAGTATTAAGAATATAATTACAGTTAAAGAAGAAACTGTAGGTAAGCTTACTAAATTGTTATTAAGAGAGCTTAAAATAAAATATGTTAAAAATAAATCATTTAATGATGTACTTAAAGCAGATAGAGAATATATTGAAATAAAACCTAACAGAGCTAATACCATGCCTACATTAAGAGACTTAAATGTACTTAATGTTTATCATGAAGATAGTGAAAATGTAGAGTTTATTCAAGATAGAAATTTCGCAGGTTATATAGAATCAATGCCTTACGCTGATGTAATAACAGCATTTGATTTATCAGAAAGTGAAATTAAATCTTTAAGTGCTCACAGTACTACAGGAGTTTATGGTACTGATGATGAAATGTTTAGAAAAAAAGGATTAGGTCCTAATGATTGGTCAACTAAAACAAATGCTGGTCAATTTACTAATAATATACCTTTTGGTGTAGATGGAGGTGTAGGTACGTTACCTAATTATTCAAGCAGTACTTCTTATGTTCAAGGTAAAGGATTGAATGCTGAAGAAACAAGTAAGTATAATAATAATAGATATTGTACTGTTTATACTAACTATTGGGTATCACAAAGAAAAGTTGGATTTTATACATTTCAAAACGAGTTTGGTGAACTAGATGAAGAGATTGTTCCTGAATCATTTCCTGTACCTAAAGAAGCTGAAAAAGAAAAGTTTATTCCTGAAGAAGACATTAAAAATCTTTTTGTAAAGAAGAGTGTAAGACATGTGTGGTATGATGAAGAAGACAAATATCATGCTATAGAATGGAAATGGTTACCTGAAATTTGGCAAGGCACAAGAATTAATGATAAAATATATAAAAACGTTCAACCCGTACAACATGCTTATCAATCTTTATTAGATCCTTATAAAAAGAAATTACCTATATATGGTAAAATATTTAATAATAGAAATACTTATTCTCAATCACTTACAGATAGATTAAA